ACAAAGACCAACAAGATTTGTTACGTGGCAGCATACCCTATTCCAGAAGTTGTGCGTGAAATCAACACATACTATCTCGGTGCCAAATCTGTCAATCCTGACGTTGATATAGACATAGTATGGGTTTACACTTGGTATGATCCAGGTAAAGAAAAAGACGCAGCAGATGCGCTATTCAACAATGGTTGTGACGTGATTGCACAGCACACAGACTCGCCTGCTCCATTACAAGCGGCTGAAGAAAAAGGTTTACTTGGTTTTGGACAAGCAAGTGATCAATATCGTTTTGCTCCTAAAGCACAGTTGACAGCAACTATTGACAACTGGGGACCATACTATGTTGCAAAAGTTGGTGCATTGTTAGACGGAACTTGGACTACAGCTTGTGACGGACCAGATGGTTGCTACTTTGGACATATGAATGATGGATCAGTTGAAATGGCTCCATTTACCAATATGCCAGCAGAAGTAGAAGCAAAAGCACAAGCGGTCAAGGATGCTATCCGTGACGGTGAATACTTTGCATTTACAGGTCCAATCTACGACAACAAAGGCAACTTACAACTTGCAGAAGGTGAAGTTGCAGACAGAGCACATCTTGATTCAATGATGTACTATGTTGAAGGTATTGACGCAGAGTTGCCTAAATGATACCCATAATAGATTTACAAGCCGAAGACGCTTTAGATCGCATTGACGAAGCCTACTCCACAGTGGGCTTCGCAGTGTTTACCAATGCACTAGATGAACAAGACAGTGTGAATATGAAAGCGTGGCAACAGCAAATGAGATCATTTTTTGATTTGCCATTAGAAACAAAACAGCAGTATCCTTATGAAGGTGACACCAACTTAGGTTACAGTATGGTAGGTGACGAAAATGTAGATCCTACTGCACCAAAAGATATCAAAGAATCATTTAACTACAACGATACTCGTATGCCAGATCATTTGTGGCCAGACATAGATGGCTTCAAAATCAGCGCATTAGACAGCATAAATATTGCTGATAGATTAACGTTACGCATTTTGGAGAAGTTTGATACTATCTTAGATACAGGCACTACATTAGTAGATGCACACAAAGTCCCATTCAACACAACAAGAGTTATACATTATCCAGCATATGATGGGCCTATGTTAGACAAACAAATGCGTATAGGAGAGCATAGTGACTACGGTACTATTACTTTACTTTGGCAGATTAATGACGTCCCCGGACTTCAAGTTCAAGACCTTGGTGGCGACTGGCATCCAGTACCCTTTGCGGACGACGGCGTTGTTGTTAATATTGGTGACTTACTACAGCGTTGGACTAATGATTATTTTAAAAGTACTAAACATAGAGTGGTAAACACTCACATACATCAACAAAGATATTCAATGCCACACTTTGTTGATCCTACACCTGGCACAATAGTCAAAAACTTGCGCAAAGGTGAAGAGGACAAGTATGATCCAAACGAATCAAAATAATATTTGATGTAGCGACTAGCACAGAGTTATTAAATGAAATATGTAATAGACATTGACGGCACCATCTGCAAGGAAGTTATCATTCCAGACAGTGGTGGTAAAAAAGATTACGCAAATCATATTCCAATGCCCGAGCGCATTGCACGAGTAAATGCATTGTATGATGCAGGACACACAATCAAATACATGACTGCAAGAGGATGTGTGAGTGGAGTAGACTACTACGACCTTACCAAGAATCAACTTGATGGTTGGGGTTGCAAGTATCATGAACTCAGCGTAGGTGAAAAAGAAAACTACGATGTATGGATTGACGACAAAGCATTTTGGAGTGAAAACTTTTTTAGAGAGACAGGAGAATCATATGAGTGATTTTATTGCGGCTATGGATCACAGCGGAGGCAGCACAGGTGGTGTGTTGGAACGCTATGGGCAAAAATACAAAGAAAGCAATAAGATGGAACTGGTCCACGAGATGCGACTACGTATGGTGAAGTCGCCCGACTTTACAAGCGAAAATATTTGGGCCGCAATACTTTACAAAGATACTGTGGAGCGTGGTATGGTTCCTGTGCTAAAAGCCAAAGGCATAGAAGCGTATCTAAAAATAGACAGCGGCTGTGAAGACAACGGATATCTAAAATACTTCCGTTGGAACGAAATGACAGACTTTGCAAAGGAACATGGCTGCACAGGAACTAAGATGCGCAGTATTGTAAAGTCGGACAAAGACCTATCAATGATATTGGATCAGCAGTTTGCACTAGCCGAAGGCATATACGGTGAAGGACTGATGCCTATCGTTGAACCAGAAATACCTATTGAACATCCAGACAAAGAACTTTACGAATACAAACTTCGTGATGAACTTGCAGAAAGATTAGATGCTTTCCGAGGACGTTGTATATTGAAACTGACATTGCCTGAACAGGATGACTTTTATTCCGGTATAATCCCACACGATCGTGTTGAACGGGTTGTTGGATTGTCAGGTGGATACAGCACAGAAGAAGCCTGTAGGAGATTGAGAAGACAGCGTGGAATGACAGCAAGTTTTTCAAGAGGATTGAGTGAAGGTTTGTTTGCATCACAAACTGATGAAGAGTTCAATGAACATATAACTAAAAACATACACATGATAAGGGAGGCTGGCAATGGCATATAAAACAAGCGCAAACCTATTTGAAGTAGGAGACTTTATCAGTCACGCAGGTAACAAACTACCATGGAAGATTGAATGTGATGCAATCCGTCCAGAGTGGTGGGATGGACTAGCACGTATGGTTATGGATTATCAAGAAAGACCATTTTACAAAGCAGTGGGTATTCCAAGAGGCGGAATACCATTTGCACAAGCTATGAACAAATATGCAAGTGGTGATCCCAATGATCAGATTATGATTTGTGATGATGTGTTTACCACAGGCACAAGTTTTAAAGAGTTTATACGAGAAAACTTTCCTGACTGGACAATGGGTCAGGGCTATCGTTGGGTGGTGTTTGCAAGGCAACCTTGTTATGAACATCCTCATCATGTGCGAGCCTTGTTTACAATGCCCAAGCCTCCATACAAACGGTAACTGCTACAATATAACACACCCTAGTAGGGTTGACTTTACACTGCTAACCTGCTATATATTAATACATAGACACACGGAGAATGATATGAATCAGAAACCAAAGCCCATTGGTTGGGCAACAACTATCACTTCACTTCGCAGCGAACTAGGACTTATGTGGACAAGTTTTATGACTATTGAAAACTCTCCACTACGTAAACTAGATCCAAGAGTATCACATATGATATTCCAATGCCTAGCATTTATTTGGAGTGGATTATTTGCCATTATGATTGGCAGTTACATGGCATTTGGCATCAGTGCTATATTCCATGTATGTTTGATCGCAGGTATCTTTATCACAGCAGTGATAATGAACGAATCAGACAAGCGTCCACAAGTTGTTGATCGTTTTGTAAAAGACAATGTCATCAACAGCAGAGGTGTTGGAGGTGAGCATGAGTGAACAACATAACTATTGCACTACAAAAGGTTTAGGTTGGGCATTTTTGATTGTGGCGAGTTTTATTTTATTTGTTCCAATGGGCATGACATATGCTATGGTTGGACATGATGATTATGCACGTTACTGTAAAATGACACCTATCCTGCCGTGCTTCGGAGCAGGCGATGACTTATAACTTTTTGAACACTAACAATGGTGATGCTTTTAGTATGTCATTTGAAACTGACGAAAAGAAAAAGCAATATCTAAAAAACGCACCTAACATTGTTTGCCTAGGCGAACAAGAATACACATTGCCTACAAGACACGTTAGGATGGCTAACAAAGAGGAGTTTGCAGGATGGGGAAGTTGAATCCAATATTAGATTATAAAACTCTTAGTCCTAAACTTGACTACAAAAAATGTAAGGTAACCTATGGATCCTAAGGTAGAAGCACAAGCAGAAGCAGAACGCACATTCGAAATGTTTATGCTGTGGACAAAAAGAGTTACTATTGCAAGCATACTCTTTTTATTAACTGTCGTTGTTGGTTGCAACAGTGGAGTTGAAACAGGCAAGGGAAAAACGGGATCGCAATATAATGGAGAACAATATTCTCCGAGTAATCTTAATGTAAAGGACAAATAAATGAAACTACTATCAATTACTATAGCAGTTTTAATGGCTATGTCTTTTCCTGTATATGCAGGAGATATCGCTATTGAAATGCTAAACAAAAGAGACGATGGAGCCAAGATGGTTTATGGTACCGACATTGCAAGAGTAGAAGTTGGTACTACAATTACATGGATTCCAACATCAAAAGGTCATAATGTAGAATTTATCGCAGGCCCAGATGATTGGGAAGCGCCTAAGAAATCAAAACTAGGCAAAGAATATGCTTACACATTTGACAAAGCAGGCGTATATCTATATCAATGCACACCACACAAGTCAATGGGTATGATTGCCGTTGTTGTTGTAGGTGATGGTGACAATGATATCTCAGGTGCAAAAGTAAAAGGCAAGTCCAAGAAAAAACTAAAAGAGATCTTGGAGCAACTGTAAATGACAACATTAGCACAGCGAATTACCTCCGCAATTCCTGAATTCTGTATGAGCCATTGGCTCATACGGATACCACTTATCATTGTATTCTTACAGCAAGGCATTAGCAAACTACCATTCTCAGTTGAAGATGCTGAAGCAATGGACCTGCCAGCATTGGTTTGGTGGTTTGTTGTGTATGGTGAGATTGGTGCTGGCGTTGGACTTGCTGTTGGCGGTATTGTTATTATCAAAGCACTAAAAGAACTACAAGACTTGATCACACGTTTCTCAGGTATTGTTATTTGTAGTAT